CAACACAAGTATCGGAAAGATCCGCAGAATACTCAATAGGCCACTTGGCCTATCTTGCGAAACCCGTAACCGCGACCCCCATCGGTAGAATGACCCACATGAACCAGCCCCGCATCCTCCGCCGCATCAAAGCCGCCCTCGGCGTCACCCTCCCCACCGCCGGCACCAGCTGGACAAGCCTCGCCACCAGCGACGCAAACTACCAACTCCAAGTCGGCACCGGCCGAAACAGCAGCGTCGTAGCCGCACCCCTCGGCTGGATCCTCCGCAACTGGACAGAAGCCAGCATCGAAATCAACGCCCTCGGCGATAACAACGAACCAATACCGATTCCCACGCACCCACTCGCAGTACGCCTACGCCGCCCAAACGCCGAATACTCCGGCAGCACCCTACAAAAAGCCACCGTCGCCGACTACAAACTCGGCGGTAACGCATACTGGCTACTCGCCCTCGATAACGCCGGCCGTATCCGCGAAGCGTGGTGGGCACCCGCCGCCACAATGGAACCCGTCGCCCTATCGAAGCAAGACGACAACCCCTCGGCCGATACCCGAGCCACCGCTTACTACCGATACCGCCCCGGCGATGGAATGACGCACAGCATCGCACCAGTCGGGTACACCGTCGAAGGCACCAGCCCCGGCCTCGCCGTTCTACACTTCCGCGACGGTATCAACCCCGAAAACCCGCTGCTCGGGTATAGCCCGCTGCAAGCCGTCCTCCGAGAAATCTACACCGACGACGAAGCGAGCAAATACACCTCCGCGCTACTCTGCAACATGGGCGTCCCCGGCATCATCGTTAGCCCAAAAGACTCCGTTGGCGCGTTGCCACCACCCGCCGCCGCCGATGTGAAAGAAACGAAGCGGGCGTTCATGCAAGCCACCACGGGATCGCATCGCGGCGAACCTATCGTGATGACCGGCCCCACCGACCTGAAAATCTTTGGGTACGACCCCAGCCAAATGAACCTCGCGGAACTCCGCAGGATCCCCGAGGAGCGCGTCTGCGGCGCACTGGGCGTACAACCCGCAGCCTGCGGCCTCGGCGCGGTACTAGAGCAAGCAAAGTTCGCGAACATGCAACAAGCCCGCGAAGCATCGTGGGAAGAAGGCATACTACCCACACAACGCGACCTCGCCGAAACGATGGGCATGAAACTCCTGCCGCTGTACGAATCGAACCCAGATATGTTCGGCGTGGCCTACGATGTACGGAGCGTCCGGGCATTGCAGGAGGACGTAGACAAGGTGGCAGCGCGAGCGGTTGCAATCCTGAACGGCGGGATCGCAACGCTCGCCGAGGTACGAGTGATGCTCGGCATGGACACCGACACGTCGCAGGATGTGTACCGCATCCCCCTGAACCTTATTGATGTGCCAGAAGGCGACATGCTTGGCGCTCCCGACGCGGGAACGGAGCCGCCGAGCGGGCCAGTAGCGTGAACGGTCATGGACGACCAGCCGCTACTATCCGCAGGGGGGAGGCGCGGGGCCAGCTACGGAAGGCTCGCCCCGCGCCCCACCCAAAACAGCGCCCGAGGATGTATCCCCACGCAGCCCGGTCGCGACTCATTACGCTACTGAACCGGGATGCCCGCCGGCTCGAAGCCCGATTCCGTGGAACGATCACTAACGAGTTCAAGCAACTAGGAGCCGCAGCGGTATCGGCGTGGCGCGGCGTGGGCGGTAGCGTCGTCACAGGCATGCCAGCGCCCAAAGCGTTGAGTGATCGCGACCTACACATGGTTCAGGGCATGCTCCGAGAACTGAAACTCGCCGAATGGCACGTCGAGCATCTAACCGCCGCATACAAGGCGCACTACCAACTGGTCGCGGTTCGTACTATCGCCGCGCTCGGAACGCTCGGTATTGTCATCGACTCGCCCGATGCGATCAGTACGCAGATCCTCGAACTGGGCGGCACCCGCGCCGGGCTGGTGAATGTCGAGGCGCAAACGGAGAAAGCTATCTACCGGGCACTCGCCGAAGGGCGGGATGCTGGCCTTGGCCCCGTCGAGCTAGAGCGCCACATCCGGGCGCTGGTAGAGGGCGGCCCCAACCGCCGAGTCTCCTACCGAGCGACCCGTATCGCCCGCACAGAAACGCTACACGCCCAACGCATGAGCGCCTTGGCGACGTATGAGGGATCGGAGGTGTTCGCTACGGTGATCGCGTTCGATAATCTCACCGGAGCCGACGACGCGGATTGTACGGAGCGTGATGGCACCGAATACACCTACGCCGAAGCAGACACCGAGGCAGCTGCGGAGCATCCGAACGGGACGCTGGGGTTCGCTCCGGGCCGCCTCGCTGGCGACCGGTTGCCACCCGAAGGCTTCTAACGAATATCCTGCCAGCCGTCGTGGTCATGCTGATGCTCCTCGGTGGGTTTTGGAGTTGGCGCGGATCCAGACTTGCTCAAGAATGTAGTCGGCGTTCTCCTCGTAGAGCTTTTCAAGGCGGGCGATGTGAACGGTGCGTACCAAATCCCAGTCGATAGCGTCGGCGGTCATGGCCCCGGCGGTGATGAGGTCGGCGGCGGTTCGGGCTATAGCGTTCATAAGTGGGGCGGTGAGGTTCATGGTCGGCTCCGTTGGTTGGTGGGTTAGGCGGTGGCGATGATCTCGGCAAGTTGCTCGCAATAGACACCCTCGGCGATAACGCGCTCGTAGAAGGTCGTGTAATCGCGGCTGATCCGGTGGCGGCGAACGGTGTAGGTGTCGTCACCTTCGAGCGTCACGGTGATCTTATTCAGCAAGCCGCGCCCGGTGTGAATCCCGAGGTAGTCGCCGCCGTCTACGAGGTCGTGCGCTCCGATGAGGGTGAGGGTTCGGTTTCCGATTTGCTTGGCGATGGTGGCGGCGATGCTCATGTGATGCTCCGGGGTTCGTGTTTGCCTTACAACGTAAGTATCGGCTATACCCGCAGTAATAGTAATAGGCCATCTGGCCTATCTTGCAAAATCCATTCCCCGCCCCACCACCTAGCATTAGACCCAGAACCCCACACCGAGGAGCAGCATGACCGCGCCCCAAACCAAAAGCTTCACTGCAACCGGCATCAAACTAGCCGACGACACCAGCACCCACGCCGGCACCTTCGAAGCCGTATTCGCCACCCTGAACGTCAAAGACCGCGACGGCGACGTAATCACACCCGGCGCACTCATCAACGACGGCTCCGAAGTCCTCGTAATGGCCCAACACCGATGGAGCAACGCACCCATCGGCAAAGCCATCGTGCAAGAACGCGGCACCGAACTCGTCGCCATCGGCCGCTTCTTCACCGAAACCACCGCAGGCGAGCAAGCATACAAAACCGCGAAAGCCGTCGGCGACCTACAAGAATGGAGCTTCGGTTTCGATATCATCGAGGCCGGCCCCGGCGAATACGACGGAGGACAAGCCAACTACCTCCGCAAGCTCCGCACGTTCGAGGTATCCCCGGTCATGCTGGGCGCTGGGATCAACACCCGCACCACCGCCATCAAGGAAGCCGCGCCCACCGATCCGCCGGCCGAACCAAACCTTCAAGATGCACCACCCACCGACCCGGCTGCGGATACGTCGCCGGCCGTGTGGGTAGCATGCGAAGAGTCACGGGCAAGGATGCTCGGGGTTGATATCTAACGGGGAAGGGACTCCAAAATATGTCTATGCTGAATCAGAAGCGCGAGGAGCTTGCTGCAAAGCAGGCGGCGCTCAAGTCGGTATTTGACGAGGCCGGGCCTGATCGAGACTTCGCCAACGTGAAGTCCCTTGACGGAGACACCGCAGCCAAAGTCGAAGCAATCGGCACCATGAACAACGAGCTTGAGGCCGTGTTCGGCGAACTCAAGAGTCTCGAAGCTGCGGAGGTCGCTGCAAAGCGAGCGGGCGAAATCGGTGACTGGCTCGATGCCAAGTCCGGTGTCGTTCCCCCACCGGTAGCAGGCGACGACGCGCAAGGCTACAAGAGCCTCGGCGAGTCATTCGTCGGCTCGCAGGCATACAAGGCGTTCCAGCGCGGATCGAACACCGGCCCGGTATCAGACATTGATATCAGCCATGCGTTCGGTAACGGCGGAGTGTCGGTCGGCCAAGGACTGAAAACGCTCATGTCCACCACGGCGGGCTTCGCTCCGCAGGCAATCCGCAGCGGCCGCCTCGTCGGCCCCGCAGAGCGCCCGGTGCAGATGCTCGACTTCATCCCATCAAGCCCCACCGATCAGGTCAGCTATGTGTTCATGGAGGAGACAACCTCCACGCTCGCAGCAGCCGAAGCGGCCGAAGCGGGAACGTATGCCGAGGCAGCGTTCGCGTTCACGGAGCGCACTAGCG